GGTGACCTCGACTACTCCGGTGAGGAGCCCACTGAGATTGCACTGACACTGCAGATGGATAACTGTGTGCTCCAATATTGAGCTATCACAGAGATTCTTGAGAATCTGACTCAGCGGTCTGGCAAAAAATGTCAGGCCGCTGTTGTTTTTATCGAAGTTATAGTTATACTGTTCTATAGGAAAAAGAATGTCACTTCGGATCACTGAGTCTAAGCTTCGTGGGATCATTCGCGAAGAGATCAAGGGAATAGGAAGGCTTCTTGAGTCTGTCGGTGCAGATGGAGTGAATCGCTGGTGGAAGTCGCTTGCTGCAGCCAAGCAGGAGGCTGACACCGGGCCAGGCCAGGGCAAGTACTGGCAGTACGACGGTTGGCGTATGCAGATGAAGGACGCGATGGAGAAGGTCGGGATCCCATCTCCAAACTGGAGTGACTTCGCTCTCCGGTATAGAGATACCGATGCTGCACGTCGTGAGTACACAAGGGCTTTTGAGGAGATCTATCAGGACCACGCCGAGGAGCTTGAGGCTGCACATGACGAGAAGTGGATGGCACAGGGCACGAAGCAGCGCTCCCAGGTCACCGTCTCCCCAACCGCGCCTCCTTCCCAGGGTGAGTTTAGCAGAGTGAGAGGCACGCCTGCAGAGAAAGCTGCACTCAAGAAGCTTGCCAATCACTTTGCAGTCCATGGTTGGTACAAGCAGCAATCTATACCGGGAAAGGTCAACCCAAGTGACGCGTACCACGCAGAATATCATTCATTCTACGACATGCCTGAATCCCTTGCTGGAGTTGTTAGTTACGGTGACGACATTGTTGTCGGAGGCGCCGCCGTCCTCCTAATGCATAGGTTAGGAATCGGCACAACACCTTTCACCACACTTCCTGACTACGAGAACTGGGATGAGGTGGACGACATCGACTTCGAGGACGAAGAGGGCGAGAGTGGTGGCTATGCCAGGAACAAGTTTCTAAAGAGATAGAAGCTCCAATCACACCTCTTGCAAAGGCTCGGCACAAAGCCGAGCCTTTCGCATTTTTGTTATGTTTACCTCTTATGCGTCACCGTGATAATCGATATGGTGTAACAACAACACAGGAGAGTTTCACTTGTCAGACCGTAGCGATAAGAACTCAGTATTCGGCGGTGGATCGCCATCAAGCCCCATTCCCGCAAGGGACGTAATGAAGGACGACTTCGGGTTCGAGATTCCCGTTGAGTCTGTTCCCCTCCCCTCCAAGGGTATCGTCTACCCAACAGACAACGCACTACATGGACAGGAGACTATTGACATTCGTGCAATGACGGCCAGGGAGGAGGACATCCTCACGTCAAGGGCTCTCATCAAGAAGGGAACTGTCATCACAACACTTCTCCAGTCTTGCCTCATCGACAAGAGAATTGACGTCAACAAGATGATCTCTGGCGACAGAAATGCAATCATGGTGGCACTCAGGATCACCGGTTACGGCTCAGAGTACACAGCGGAGGTCGATTGCCCATTGTGTGCGACCAAGTCAAAGCAGGAGTTTGACCTTTCACAGCTTCCCATCAAGTCGCTTGAGATACAGCCTGTTGAGGTCGGGCAGAACCTCTTTGAGTTCACGCTTCCCGTGACCAAGAAGGTCATCAGGTTCCGTTTTCTCACTGGTTCTGATGAGGAGGAGATCCTACAGATCCAGGAGAGGAAGAAGAAGGCTGGTGCACTTTCTGATAATCTCGTCACCACGAGACTACAGTTCTCCCTTGTCTCTGTAGATGGAAAGACTGACAAGGCGCTGATCTCTTCATTCATCAGGAACATGCCTGCCAAGGACTCACTACAGCTCAGGCAGTTTATCGACAGGAATGAACCAGGAATCGAGATGAAGAGTTTCATGGACTGTCCCTCCTGCAATGAGACGTCGGAGGTGAGAATGCCCCTTGGGGCGACATTCTTTTGGCCTGACACCGGGCGATAGAGAGATCTACCTCGAGCACTCCTTTCTTCTCATGTACTACATGGGCTTCAGTTACTGGGAGTGCTACAACATGCCGATACAGTACCGTGCGTGGTTCCTGAGAAGGCTGGGAGAGGAGATCAAGAAGTCGAACGAAAAGAGCGGTGGCAATACACGCGCTGCTCATGACAATGGCGCAGAGGCACGTGCCATGATGAACAGGTCAAGACAACAGGTACCTGCAAAGCTCAGGCGGTTCACGTAGCGTTATAAATAGAGCCATGGACAAGAGACTAAAGAGAAAGATTGTTGAGTTTGTTCTTGGGAAGACGAGTGAGATTGAAATTCACGGTCCTCCCAAGACTCTTGCCGTGATCCACGAAGCTACAATGTCTTCTAGAGAACTTGTTCTCGCACTTGAGTCTGGTGAGACAGAAAGAGTGAAAGAGGCTCTTCACAGGAAGAAAGAGGCAGTTAGGATCTTTGAGCAATACACTTCACAGAAGTGGAGTATCTGAGGATAGCAGGTGTCAGACCGAAGTGTTCTCGACCCTGGAGACTCGTTGAGAACCTCTCTTGTCTTTCACGGAAATTGGGGCTCGCCTTTACGGCGAGCTCTTCGTGTTTTGAATAGATAGATGTGAGGTCCTGGTGATCAAGAATGGCTGAAGAGACAGGTACGGGCAATCTTGAAGTCCAAAAGGCCATAAACGAGGCCATCACTGCTCGTAACGCACTGCTCGTAAAGCAGACTGAGCTCATGAAGGGACAGCTTTCCCTTGCAATTGAGTTCCAGAGACTGATGAGAGGCGAAAACCTTGAAGATGTCGTCAAGAATATTGCTGAGATCAACAAGGGTCTGAAACAGGTCACTAGTGGAGCAGACCAAGCGTCTGGTGCCGTCAGTGCCGTTGCTGCTGCGGCAAAAGGAGCCGAGTCTGCTATCAAAGAGATATATCCAGCATCACTTGGAGCCGCGAGAGGCCTAAGAAGGGTAGGAAAAGAAGCAAAGACCGCTGAGGAAGCCGCTGAGGCGCTTGGGGAAAAGCTAGGAGATGCTTTCGAGAAGACTGGCGCTCAAATGGACAGTCTTTTCTCTATGTTGGGTTCGATAACAAGCTCTATCTTTGGTATGGGCTCAGCACTACTCTCGATACCGCTAAAAGTCTTTGGGATTCTCACAGAAAAGGCAGCGGAGCTCAGTAACAGCTCAACTGCACTGAGAGAGGCTTACGAGAATGTTAGGGAGACGTTTGGCGACCTTAACAAGGCAGAAGCGAAGGGAGTAATCGACAGTTTCAACGACCTGCAAAAATCAGGAGGAGATCTAGCTGGTACTGGACTTTCACTATCCAGAATTTATGGTCACGGTCCTGAAGGTCTTGCTGCAGCATTGAATGAGCTCAATGAGACGGCTGCTGCGATGGGGCCGGTCTTCGGGGTCTTGCAAGGTCAATTCGAGCAGAATGCTGACAAGATTCTCATCATGCAGAAGGGTCTCGGTCTCGGAAACGAGGAAATGAAGGCTCTAGGGCAGATAGCAATAGCAACGGGCGGAGATCTTACCCAGATGATGCAGGAGATGGGAAATCTTGCGCTTCAGATGGGAAGTAAGTTCGGAATCTCTTCCAAGCTTCTCGGCAAGGATCTTGGTTACATGGCCACGAACATGGGCAAGTTCGGGTCAATGACGAAGACGCAGATGATAACTTCTGCGGTGTACGTCAGAAAATTAGGTCTAGAGATCAAGGATATCGAGGGTCTCATGGGTGCCTTCGACAACTTCGAGGACGCCGCTCAGAATGCTGCAAAGCTTGCCCAAGGCTTTGGCATGACAATCGACGCGATGAAGATGATGAAGGAGCAAGATCCTGCCAAGAGATTGGACATGTTGCGACAGGCGTTCGCTGCGACAGGCAAGTCAATCGAGAGCATGAGCCGCCAGGAAAAGGCGATGCTTGCACAGTCTGCAGGCTTGGATGAGAACATGGTCTCACTTGCCTTGTCCAACAAGAACATGGGCAAGTCTTACGAGGACATCCAGAAGGAGGCTGACAAGAGCAACAAGAAACAGCTCAGCCAGGCTGAAGTCATGGACAAGCTCTCTTTGAACATCAAGAGAATGACTGAGGCACTACAGACGAGCGGCAGTTTCATGACGCAGTTCTTCAACGGTCTCATGAAGGGATTCTCGAGGACGCCAGAGTTCCAGCGTCTCATGAGAAACCTCGCCAGGGCACTCGAACTTACGATGCACTTCGGTATGGAAGTCGGAAAGATGATCATGGACGTCTTCCCAGGCGTGAAGGACATGTTCGGAGGTCTCGCAGACTTCTTCGAACCAGGGAGATTCTCTGGGTTCCTGAAAGAGCTCGGTGTGGAATTTAAGAAGTTCTTTGGAGATCTCAGCAAAGACCCAGTGAAGGCAGTTAGCGACTTCATGAAGACAATGAAGGAGAAGTTCTTCGGGTTCTTCGACAAGGACGGTGACGGTGCAAAGAAGTTCCTCGGCGGCCTGGACTTGTTCGGGAAGGTTATCGCTGGCGTTCTTGGAGGCATCGGAAGGTACCTCATCGAGGGAGCTACAGACGCACTGAAGTCTCTCAGCGCTTACCTGAAAGACCCTAGCTCTGTGAACTCTGCAATCGGTGGTGCAGGCGAATCGATAATGGGACCACTGTTACAGGCTATCACCGAAGCTGGTCCTGCAATGTGGGAGGCACTCAAGGAAGTCCTGTGGGAGCTATTCAAGCTTGCAGGTCCCTACATAAGAAATGTCGGCATAGCGTTGCTGACCTACAATCTTGCAGTAGCGTTCGCGACTTCGCTGATCAAATCGGTTGCGACTGGGCTGGTTGCAGCTGCTCTCAAGAAGATAGCACCAAAGCTATTTGCACCACCAGTTCCAGAGGGTGCAGAGAAGGCTTCTGCAAAGGCGGCTGAGAGCACCGATGGTCTTGGAAAGATGGTCGATGCACTGCAGAAGATAAAGTATCCTGACATAGTCAAGGCACTTGCCATCGGCGTAGCACTGATTGCGTTCATCAGCGTGGCTGTTGTTGGATTCGCTTACGCCACTAAGTTTGCTGTTGAAGCTATGCAAGGTGTATCTTGGGAAAGCGCTGCCATGGTCTGGGTAAATGCAACTGTCGGGCTTCTTGCTGCGATAGGAATGTCAAAAATAGCAGACAAGGTTAGTCCTGCTTCAATAGGTAAGGCGCTGCTCGGCGTGCTCGGTGCTGCACTGCTGGTCGGAGTTGGACTTGTTGCTTTCGCTGCTGCAGTCCGTGCAGGCATATGGGCGATGGGTGACACCCCATTCCAGAAAGTCGAAGACCTCTTTAAGACTGTCGGACTTGCGATACTTGCTACCATTGCTCTTGTAGCAGTCGGCGCAGGTGCAGTGCTACTCTTCCAGTCTGGGCTGATACTTCCTATCATAGCCGGCCTCGCAGGAGCTGTTGTATTCATGACAGGTGGTATTGCAGCTTTCGCAATCGGCATCTCCAAGATGGTCGATCTCGTTGAAAGTGAAGCTGCAGGTTTCGACATGGAAAAGGCCAACAAGATCTTTGACATTGTGATAAAGGCTGTTGAGGCCCTCACAGGCGTGGTAGGTCTCACTACGCAGATATTGAAGATCAGAAGAGCACTCAGTCCAACCGGTGATGGAATTCGAGCCATCGGCGACTTCATGATGGCCACTGCCTCTTCCATAGTCACTATCATCTCGACCCTGAACTCCATAGACATGGCAGACCCTGCTGTTACAGAAAAGAAGGCGAACATATTCAGGTCTATCATTGAGTCTGTTGGAAACTTTGCGAAGATAGCAATAGATGTCGGTAAGCTTCCTGCAGTGAACAGCCTGTTCGGGAGCACCGACCTACCCACAGTCGTTGAATCTCTTGGAGGGTTCCTCAAGACCTCGACTGACTCGATCAAGGACGTCGTCAATTCACTCGTGGGAATGGCACTCACGTGGAGTGAAGATGAGCTAAAGAAGGTCGAGACTCTAGCAAATGTCATTGGAGCGATTGCTGGACTCGCATCTTCTCTCATGGAGCCTCTCACTGCTCTGGCTGGTGTTGAAGTCGGTTTCTTTGACGAGAGCGCTGCCTCCAAGACAGACGCAATTGTGGGTGGTCTCTCCAGGATGATGAGATCGATGTCCCTTCTACTGCCTGATCTCATCTCCTCAGTCAAGAGCTCTGCACAACAGTCACTCAGTGAAGACGAGGCAAAGGGCTTGCTGAGAACCGTGAGTGCAATCCAGACGATAGCTTCACAGTTCCAGAGCATGACCAAGACATTCCAGGAGATGGACACGGGATGGTTCAGTGACAACTCTGTAGAGAGCCTCAGAGAAACTATCACGGGAATTGAGTCTTCTCTGAACATTCTGAGAATCGGGTTGACAGGACCTACAGGCATTGCTAACTCAGTCTCAGCAATAGCTGATTCCTCACTTGCGGACAGAGGCAAGATCGACACAGTGAGAAATGTGTTCTCACAGATAAACCAGATCTCTTCATCGCTAAGCCGGTTTGCAGGTGAACCGCTAGACGCTTCTGGCACATATAATCTCACAGTCCTCGAGAACCAGATGTCGAGGATAAGCAACATCGCAGCAATAGCAGACGAACTTCAGTCTTACAGGGACGTCCAGCTCGGTGGTGTCGTCAATGCTATCGTCGAAGATATCAAGGCAGTGAATGATGCTCTCGCAGATCTCGGAGACATCGACGTGAACTCTACTATCGACCATCTCGGTGATGCGCTCAAACTGAAGACAGAAGTCCTTAACATCGAGAGAAAACCGATTCAGATGACTGTGAACCTCAATCTCACAATGAAGGCAGAGGACATTGCCAAGGAGATCCTTGAGGTCTCTCACAAGGCCACGCTAAAGAGCAACTCAAAGCTCTACAACACAGTACAAGACTTCCTGGGTAGGTCATGACGCAAAAGACGATATATCAACAGCTCATCGAGAGACCAGAGTACATTGAGTCACTGCAGAAGCTCAACGAAGAGGAGAAGAAGAAGCTGGAGGAGTTCTCGAGGTCTCTCACCTCGAGAATGGAGAGCGTGATTGCAAATTTTGCACAGTCATTCGCGAACCAGAGCTTCACACCCGAGGAGATAGCGAGGGCTGTCTCAGATCACAAGCCAAAGAAGTGAGAAGATAAATGCCGTTCGATCCGACACTCTACGTAGTGGATCCCGAGACGGGTGACATAAAGATTCCCGCGAGAAGGACACTGGGACAATACCTTTCCCAGACGACGTCCAAGTCTTCAGACCTCGGTAAGGCGACTAGCACCACGATCCTGAACGGCACCGTTGCGACAGGTCCCGACGATTACACGTACACTCCACCTACGTCTAATGCATTCCCTATCTCACCTGACGTGGGCGTGACAGACGGTGGGACAATTGTCGATCCAACTTCAAACAACCAACCTGCCTTTGTCAGAAACCAGGAGGACTTGAAGAGATTCGAGGACGCCAAGACCCTGACTTCCGATCCTTCACTCAGCAACACTGACAGACAAAGGGCACTCTATGACATAGACGAAAGTTCAGGAGAGTCCAGTCCAAATCCGGCCTCACGGAAGATATCACAATCGATAAGCAGCGTCCTCTCAAGAAACAGATTCACAGACAGAAGGGTATTGGTCTCGACCAACGGAGACCCAGGCATCCAGAACATTCCTGTCCTAAACTACAACGACGGACAGATGCGTCTCGGTTCCAACGAGAACCAGGTTGATCCCTCTTCTGCATCGTCCAGCGCCTACAGGAGAATGAGAGACGAGGGTCTAAAGATACTTCTGAGAGCATCAGGCGTAGAGCCGAGTGAAAATGTTCTTGATACAGGTGCAGAAAGAGCGCTAGTGACACCGGAGAGTCTCGCAGGTGGAATTGTCAAGATTCCCTCTGAAAACATGAGGTTCACAGAGGCGCTCCAGAACACCACCGAGAGAGAGGACGGGACTGGTTCTACACATTCTCGTCGCCTTGCCTTCCTTGGGAACGAGATCCTCGACCTGGGTGCAGGAGAAGAGGAAGGAGTGAGAGAATCTCAATACAACGCAGGGTCTTACGGAACACTCAACACGTATCTCAATCCCTTCGACGGTATCCTCCCGATCTCAATGATCCTCAACATGGTCATACTGCTAGTCGCCTCGATAGTCGCCGCGCTAGCGCTCGGCTTTCTCCTCTCGCTTCTCGTTAGGGCCTCTAACAGGGTAGACTTTGCACATGGTGAGATAGGAACGCAGGGAAGCGAAAGGAATCCTGACTCGATAGGCAAGGGTGACTCAGTCAGGAAATTCTTTACTGACTTCCTCGGTCTCATGCGTCCCTACGACGATGACTACGTCACGCTTGTCGCAAAGGGAGCAGCTAGCTACACAGGGTTCTCTGATGACCAGATAAATGTCCTGAAGGCAGGTGGCACAGTCCCAGGTAACGTTCTCGGCTCTGTTCTCAGTCTTCTGGGAAGCTCAGGGTACTACGTCGTAACATCCAGAAGTATCGTCAGAAATCTAGAGATCCTCGGCGAGGGCTTAGCAGACATTGGGAGGCAATTTAGCACCGGCGGCGGTGCAGTCTCAGGAATTGAGTCACTTGCAACCTTTATCGACATCCTGAGAAAGAGCAGGATAGTGAGATTCGTGGATACTCTCGCAAGGCTGGGAGCAGTGCAGGAGTACCAGAGATTGAATGAGCAAAAGCTTTCCAACATGTCTCCGAGTTCAGACACTGCAAGATCAGAGAGTGATGCAGCCCTCAGGGTCTCAAGATCAAGAGCAAGAGAAAATGGAAAGACACTTGCATGGGGGTTTAGGGAGGCGAATAGCTCAGGTGCGTACCTCATGCCAGCTTCATTCATGACCGCCAGAAAGATTGTGGTTAGCAGTGATGAAGACATAAGAAGGTTAGGTAAAGACTTCAGGCTTCACACAAATAGACTGGGCAAAGATGAAGTTGATACACTCGAGAGCAAGTTGGATGCCGAGTACGTTCCTTTCTACATGCAGGATCTCAGGACAAATGAGATCCTTAACTTTCACGCATTCATAGAAGATCTGAGCGACTCTTACTCTCCTGAATACACGTCTGTCGCAGCCTACGGCAGAATGGATCCTGTGCAAATATACAAGGGAACGACACGATCTATCAGCATGACATTCATGCTTGTCGCGACAAGCAGAGAAGACTTTGACGCAATGTGGTTTTCCATCAACAAGCTGACAACTCTCGTCTACCCAGAGTGGACCAAGGGCACAGAGATAACGGGCGCCGGATCTTCAGGAGGGTCTAGCGAGGTCTCATTCATCCAACCCTTTTCGCAAGTCCCAGGGTCTTCTCCTCTCATAAGACTTAGGGTCGGTGATCTCATAAGGAGCAACTATTCTCGTTTCAACCTTGCGAGGATATTTGGACTGGGAGACTCATCAAGCGAAACAGGAGACTCTCAAAAGAAAAATGCTCTATTCTTTGAGAACACTTCGTTCAATGACATCGTGGTCGATGAGCTCCCCACCGAGCCGAAAGACCCAGTCGATGACCTCGGCGGACAATACAAATACTATTTCACTGGCCAATCGATAGAAGTGAATGCTTATGAGGGAATTCCACTTAACATCAGCGCGCTCGGTAGCACTTCAAAGCCATACAGGATTCTCTTGAATAGCAATACTGAGCTAGTGAAGGACCCACTTGCAAAGAGCGACAATACAATCTACAAGCTTCCTGAAGGAAAGGAGATCAAAGTTTCTCTAGATGGTCAGAGCAAAACTCTCAACTATGTCAAAGTTCCTGTATCCTCGGTGCAGAAAGTCTTTGTAAAATCTGAAAAAGAACCTAGCACCACTTCTGTTGATTCACTCAAAAACTTCAAGGGGAACTCTATCGTGCGTAGTTTCGAGGCTGCAGGAGGCAAAGGACTTGCAGGAGTCATAACTAGTCTCCAGTACACGTGGTACGACGATAGCACACCATGGGAGACTGACACTAACGCCAAGGCACCGATGATGTGCAAGGTCTCAATACAGTTTGCACCCATCCATGACATACCAATGGGCCTCGACCACAATGGCTTTATGCGTGCACCTGCCTACCCCGTCGGAAGACACATCAATTCACTGTTCTACAACACTGGTTCACTCTAATGAATCGTTACGTTACAGCACCACTCATAAGTGTTGGAAGAGCAAGAGGCACTTCCAACACTGTTCACAATATCAGAATAGGAATCTCCTCTGGCGCTATCAGGTTCGTGACACGAACTCTGCAAGAATCACAACGTCTTGACATGATAGCAGGAATCGAGTACGGAGACTCTACACTCTGGTGGGTCATTGCTGCTGCATCAAACATAGGTTGGTCTCTACAAGTTCCTCCTGGGACCCTTCTCAGGATACCTGACATGCAGGATGTCAACAGGGTCATATGAGCATTGCAAATAAGAACGCGAGATTCGACGATGCAGTCTCCAGGTTGCGAGGGTACACCGACTCTTCTAGCGACAAGGCACTCCTTTCAGCACTGCTAGCTACTGGTTCCAATGCAGGTGTTGCCGAGACCACACTGGATGCAAAATTAGAGAAACTCGCTGATAATCTCGTCTCTGTCGTAAAGGGTGGCGTGTTTGTAAGTGAGTTTGCAAAATCGATGGACGATTTCATCGGTGATGACAAGGACACGAAAGAGGCAGTCAAAGGGTTTCTCAGAATAACTTTCCCGTACGAGACGAATGTCGACAAAAAGGCAGACCTTCCCTGCTACGTCAATTCCAAACAGCTCTACGGTGGCGACAACACAGAATTTACGCTTGCGTATGCCGGTCTGATGAACAACGAGAACGTTCTGCCTTCTACGAAAGAAAAGTGCAGTGTCCCTGAGTCCAAGAAGTCACCTACACTGTACGCGATAGAGCTGATAAACCCTCGTCTTGGAATGACTACTCGTGATGCTGCACCTCTCAGCATATTCACATCACTCATCTCCACAGTAGAAATGTCCCGGTGTGTACCATACATCAACACGAGGATAACTGTCAGCGGATCAAGTCCCATAGACTCCGTAGGCAGACTGCAGGGACTATCACTCGTCACGTATCTGAATGGAGCCGGATCGATCCAGTCTCTTGCTGTCGGCGACGCCGGTGAGAATGTGTTTGACATGATTATGCTGGAGAGGAAGGTCGACAATGAGATACTTTCACAAGTCTCCTCGATGGAAGTCTTTACATCTCCCCAGACCTTGGTTTCGCCTCCTAATTCTCACGCCTTTAATCCAACTTCTGGGTATACGAGAGCCCTTGATCGCTTCAGACCCTTTATGTCGTTGAACTCACTGAGTTTCAACGTTTCACCCACTACAGGGTGGCTGTCTTACAAGACAGCACAGATGGAGATCACCCTGCATGACAGAAGCAGACTTGCACAGATAGCACCGTTCATAAAACCAGACATATACCAGGGAACAGAGTTCGACATAGAGTATGGATGGAGTCACCCTTCGGGAAATGCAGGCACAGCTGCAGAAGAAAATCCTGTTGGAGTTTTCTTGGATGGTCTGAAGGTGAGAGAGAAGTACGCGATAGTAAATGCCTCCTTTAGCTTTGACGATGCTGGACAGGTCAATATCTCGCTGACGTTAGCCATGAAGGGCGCTTCTGCACTACAGACGGTGGACGTCTCAATGGCAAAAACTCAGAGCGCCTCTCAGGCACTGAAAGAGGCCATAGTGAGCATCTCCAAGAAAATAGAAGAGCTGAGAGGCAAGGGCGGCGAAAAGTTCAATAGACTGTACGATGAAACAATACTCAATGCAGTGAGCTCAGAGTCTTCCGCACTGTCACTCGACGAGGAAGCGCTAAAGACTCTTCAGGTGAAGCTCAGTTCGCTAAAGAAGTCAAAAGACGCAGACAAGACACTCGTTGAAGACATAGAGAGACTTATTGGTGTGAACGGTGAGGTGCAGATCTACAAGAAGTCTGTCGATGCAGCAGTAGACGAACAGATCAAGGAGATCTTCAATGGAAATGAGATATTTCCTTGCACTGACTCACAGGCTGGGAGCCCTTCACTGAAGAAAGTCACTATTGGCGACATATCGGATTCTCCCAGCGATGCCACAGTAGAGAACTCTATTTCTTTCGGAAAGCTTCTTCTCGGTCTGGTCGGCAAGCCCCTTGCAAAGTCTGGCAAGTATGATGAGGTGCAGTTCATCTTTCATACTTTCAACGAGTACTCTACTTTCATGAGAGACCTCTCTATCGCGAAATATCCGATAGCGAAGGCAGAGCTTGACGAAAAGCTCAAGGAGGTTCTCAAGACTAACATGAAGGTGAGCTGCATGCAGGTCATGCAACTTCTTGTCGAGTTCATCAACGACCCCTCTGCTGTCCCTTACGGTTTCAGACAGCTCTATGAGCCTGCGAAAGACGACGATGGCAATCTTACGGGAGGGTACGAGAGAAGAACTATAGACACTGATGACGAGAAGAAGCAAGAAGCCTACAGGGTCTACCAGTCTGACTACGAGAACTACGTCATTTCCAAGGCAGGCATTCCAAATGGAAAGTTCAAGATGCCCAAAGTCACAGTGTACCCAGAGTGTATTCCTGCCAACTCCGATAGCAAAAAGTCAATACTAAGAATGCACGTCATCGATGAGACCTCTTCCTCCTTCGGGACACTCTTCGATCTCATCAAGGCAAACAGGTCAGGTGACATCACAGCATTCGGTCTTATGAACAGTCCGACGCACCCGTTGCTGACAAAGGCACCAGAGACTAACTCTACAAAGACGTACGCCAACAGAAAGGCAGTCCTCGAGAAGATGATCGAGAAAGAAGTCGTCACTAGAGTGGTCAACGAGAGTCCACCTGACAGCTCGCAGACACAGACAGGTGACGCAGTGACAGTCGAGATCGATGTCGGGAAGTTGCTGGAGGGCAAGAGTATCGAAAAGACGAAGAGATTCGTCTCACAAGGATTGCCGACGATACTCTTCGGCAGGGGATCAGGCATGGTCACAAGCGCAGGCCTCACATCACTGAACGACCCACAGCTGGCGACTGTCAACATGATGAGAATGAGCAAAGAGAACTCAGCAACTCCGGAGTTGTCCAGAAGCAGAGGGCTTCCGCTTAGAATTGCACCCACCGAGGTGAGTGTCGAAATGCTCGGTCTTCCAATAGTCCAGTACATGCAGTATGTCTTCATGGACTTTAGCACAGGCACCACTGCAGACAACATTTACGCGATTACAGGAATAGAGCACAAGATATCAGCAGGTGAGTTTACTACCTCACTCAAGTTGACTGCACCTGCTGATGCCTACGCAGAGTATGAGTCACCCAAGAAGAAACTGGAAATCCAGTCAGACTTGCTCAGGGCTGCACTCGGCCTCCCACCTGCAGAAAAGAAGGCGCCTTCGCGACCAAAGCCTCCTTCGGGTGTTGGAACTTCCTCGAGAGGCTCTTCGGGAGGAAGTGGTGGAGGCGGAGGGGGTGGAGGCAGCGGCTCCGGTGGGGCCGCTCCAATAGGTTCAGCCAGTCTGCCTCCAGGAGTGAACTCTGCAGTCAGTGACAGCGTTCTTGCTCGGACTGTGAAAGACAAGTTCTTCAGCATTCTTGCATTCACGCCTGAACAAATCAAGAAGATGAACGAAGGATGCATCGTGTGCATTGACTACGTGAACAAGACTGTCGTGAATGTGTGGGGACCAGCGAGTGTGCAGAACATTCCGAAGGAGGTCTTGGCGTTCGTTTCACCATCGAATCCCTCGAGCTACGCCCTAGTGAGCATGTTCGGTCTTCGCCCGGGAAAGAACGGCAATATGAAGTGCAGAGTCTACGATGCGCAAGGTGCTAACAGGGAGAAGGAGATCATGGGGAATCTTTACACCTGGTTGGCGACTCCGTTGGATCCTGCTTCACTCATGGTTTGGCTCAATGCAGGAGAACCGGGCGAGTGGGAAGAGTACTCGAAATTGAGTTGAAAATTTCTTGCACGCTGTTACAATGTTACATGTCAAGTCTCGTCATCTCTTCCCATGCTTTGGGGACCGGATACTCTGTCAGGATATCAGGAAACTCTCTTCGGAAATTCGAGGGTCTTCCTTCCACAGAAGACTTTGTCCTTGGAGATGATGAGACAAGACACTTCTCAGTAGAAGATGTCTTTCCTGTCTTTGGACAGGAGGTTCCTCATCTCGTGAACCCAGCGATTCGCAAGTCGCATGAGTCAGTCAGACCAGGTGAGAAAGTTGACTGGTCACTTGCACTTGGTAAGGATCGATTTGTTCGTGCCCTAAAGAGAGTTGCAACTGACTGCGGATCAGCAATAGACGAGATTCTTGAAGAGAAGTATCTTACGCAGCTAAAGAAGACCAGGGACGTCCTAACGAGATTGCAACCAGCCCTAGTTGACAACGAGATACTCGAGAGGAAACTTTCTTCGGGCTATAACGGTTTCCTCGAGTCTTTCAGACCAGTTGATGGTGAGGTTTGTCGTCCAGTGAGATACTCACATGACACTGCGACTGGGAGGCTCACTGTCTCATCTGGTCCAAAGATTCTCAACCTTAGCAGGGATCACCGTGACATACTCAAGTCACGTTTCAGGAAGGGGACGATTGGTTTCATAGACTTCGTTTCCCTTGAGCCTCGTACAGCACTTCTCCTCACTCGTCCTGAAGCACCACAGGACATCTACGAGGCAATGCGAGCTGAGATAGGTTCCCAGCACACCCGTGCACAGCTCAAGGTTGCGACGATCTCTGCTCTCTATGGACAGAGAGGCGAATCCTCCATTCCTTCCTCAGTCATCGGAAGGTTCTTCCGAGTACCGCAGATACACGAGAGATATCTGAGCGGATGGGAATTGGGTAACCTATATGGTCGAAAGCTGGTGGTCGACGATGAACGACTGAAACTCCCGTACTTTGTCCAATCTACCGCTGTTGATGTTGCACTGACAGGATTCTCAAAAGTCCTGAATAGGTTTGCTGAGATGGTGCCCTTGTTCGTCATCCACGATGCACTTGTCGTAGACGCAGAGAAAGATCTCCTTTCAGAGCTATCAAAGACAGGCCTTGAAGTTGAAGTCGAGCCTCTCGGGAAGTTCTATCTCAGTGTTAAGACACTAGAGATGGAGAATACCTAGAACATGGACGACTTGAGCTTCATAAGACAGCAGGTGAGAAAGATCCTCACCGAGAAAGGTGAGCGTAGGATTTCTGGCGGCAAGGGATTCGAAGAAGTGAAGGAGCAGGTTGCCTTCGCGAAGAAAAACCCAGGTGTTGTCATGGAGAAATTTGGGATCAAGGACTACACACCAACAGGGTCCACACAGGCCGCAAAGGCAGCTGCACTGCTTCTCAGGATCAAGAGCCTATCGCTCAACTCCGAGGACTTTACTCTCGCTGTCGAATCTGTCGATGCAGTAGGAAACGATATCAGAGTTGTCGTAACGAAGGACGAGGTAGACGGCGAGTCTAAGGCGCGGATACCGACCTCTAAGCTCGGTCATTATCTCAAGGCAATTCTCGTGGCCGCTTCAGGTGCTGGAAAAATCAAGTACGACGAGAGTGCATCTCCCGTAAGACATCTCACCGGTGAGTATGTTGTTATCACGATGAAGTGATTGAACACTCACTCTCATTTCGTATAGTTCTCTTATGAAGGAAAGAGAACTAGAGACAATCTGGTCGTCATACACAAAGTTGGCTGGCCGTGCAGGAAGAGACGGAATTGAGCTTCTCATCGAGAACATTGGTGAGAAGATACTAATGTGCTCTGCTTCGACTGATGTCACGTTACCCGGTTGTGGCCCAGGTGGGCTTGTAGAGACAAGCCTGGAGGTCACATCTCGGATGAGAGCAATCTCCAAATCTGTCGGTGTAGAAGTTCCTGTCGACTCCATTATCGTCACGGGGCTGCTACACAACATCGGGATGATTGGTGATCTCGAGAGACCCTACCTTCTGGAACAGGACTCTGACTGGCATAGGAAGAGAGGTACACTGTACAAGTACAATGAGAACATTCCCAAGATGCCTGTTGCTCACCGATCACTGTATCTCATCCAGCATTTCGGTGTCAGACTGACATCGGAGGAGTGGACTGCTATCTCACTCTCCGGTGGAATGCATCGTGAGGAGAACAGGTTCTACATCGGGTCCGAACCTCCACTCGCGTTTCTGCTCAATCAGTCGAGACAGTGGCTGGGAAAGCTGAATAATTAATGGTTCAGGACACTGTCCTGAACATTATCACACGAATCATACAATCTCAATGTGGTAAGCCACAATGAGGTATCTCAGGGGGGAGACGCTCTGGGATACTCTAACAACAAAGTCAAGAGGAAAATCATGCCAATCGATTTCGAAGCACTCCGTAAGAAGCTCGGTCAGCTCAGTGGCCAGAACAAGAAGTCAGCCATCATGTGGCGCCCCGAGGAAGGCAAGGACTACAATGTCCGAATCATTGCCATTCCCAATAACGATGGTCAGCCGTTCGTTGACCGCTGGTACTACTACGGCATCGGCGGTGACAAGGCCGGCGCGATCCTGGCTCCCCACCAGTTCGGGAAGAAGGATCCGATCCAGGACCTCATCAACAAGCTCCGTGAGGATGGCTCAGATGCCAGCCGTGAGCTGGCCAAGAAGCTCTACCCGAAGATGCGCACCTACGCTGCAGTCGTGGTTCGTGGGGAGGAGGACAAGGGAGTACGCCTCTGGGCCTTCGGTAAGATGATCTACCAGGACCTCCTCCGCCTCATGCTGGACGAGGACTATGGCGACGTCACGGATCCTTCCCAGGGACGAGACATCAAGGTCACTGTCACGAAGCAGCCTGGCAAGCAGTTCGCGGACACCAAGATCCAGCCTCGTGCAAATCCCTCTCCGCTCTCGAAGGACAGTGACCAGGTGAAGACGTGGCTCACTGCCATCCCGAAGATCGATGACTACGAGGAGATCCTTCCTGCAGAGGAGATCGAGAGGCGAGTCAACGAGTGGCTCGGCGGTGGCACTTCGGACGCCAAGAACGATTCCGTAGGCACAGTTCGAGGCAAGGCTGAGACTGCAGATGAGGACATCTCGGAGCTTCGTTCCAACACGAAGCCGGCTCCGAAGAAGGACACGAAGAAGTCTTTCGATGACATCGAGGATGCCTTCGCAGATCTAGAGTAGTTTCAAGTAGAATCCACGTCGCCTCGGACTTGCTCCGAGGCGTTCGTGTTTTTGAACATGCTCGAGTTGTGTATAGTATCTTGTTAGGAGAATCATATGGCAAAGAAGAAGGTAGTGATTGATAGCGACGGTGTGCATCAGCAGCAGGAAGACTTCACCGCTGACCTCATCAATTCTCTTAATCGTGATCTCGGTCACAAGGTCGCATACAACCTGGCCTCCGACCAGTCACCAACACACGTGAAGCGTTGGATCTCTACAGGTTCGAGAGGGCTCGACTATATCATCTCTAACCGTTCAAATGGAGGACTTCCCGAAGGTCGAATTGTGGAGGTCTTTGGTCCGCCTTCCATCGGAAAGAGCCACTTTGCTGCGCAAGTCTGCCGTTCCACCCAAAAGATGGGCGGGATCGCTGTCTACATCGACACCGAGAATGCCACTAACCCGGACAACCTCCAGGCACTCGGTGTTGACATCTCAAAGCGTTTCGTCTACGTTGACACACACTGCACTGAGGAGGTCTTTGATATCGCAGAGAAGACTATCCTGAAGGCAAAGACAATGGCAAAGGATGTCCCGATCACCATCATCTGGGACTCTCTTGCAGCCACTAGCCCGAAGGCTGAGCTTGACGGAGAGTACGACCAGAACACGATCGGTCTCCAGGCCCGTGTGCTTTCGAAGGGTATGCGAAAGATCACGGGTGTCATCGGTGATCAGAACGTTCTCTTCGTCATCCTCAACCAGATTCGCACGAAGATCGGCGTGATGTACGGTGACCCCACCACGACGCCTGGCGGTAATGCAGTGCCCTTCCACTCATCGGTTCGAATCAAGCTCGGTGCCGGTCAACAGATCAAGGGTCCCAAGGAGGAGGTTCTCGGCATTCACGTCTCTGCGAAGACCATCAAGAACAAGGTCGCCTTCCCTTTCCGTTCTGCAAACTTCAGGATCATCTTCGGAAAGGGGATCGAGGAGCACGAGGAACTGTTTGATCTTCTCCGTGAGCACGGTCCTGACATGGTCAACGATCATCAGGTCACTGTGGAAGGCACAGGTTCTTGGAAGAAGTTGGAGGTCGTCAACGAGAAGAATGTGAAGATTGTAGAGAAGAAGTTCTACAAGTCTGACTTCAAGGAAATCATGAACGACCCACAATACAAGCCTTGGGTGGATGGCCTCCTTGAGAAGGCCATGGTGAGGACTAGTTCTAACAGTGAGAATGTTGACATCGACCCCGAGTCTTATGAGGAGGTGAAGGCCGTAGCTGATCTCCTTATCGAGGGTGGAGAGATGGTTTCTCCGGAGTGACATAAGTTAGTTTCTAGTTGTTCTTTCTAATACTTACGACAGGAGTAGAAGAATGACTGAAGAAGAACTTGCACTAGGGATTCTGAAATTTTCACAGGGCTCAACAATCGAAGAGGTTAGAGTCCTGTGGAAGTGTGGAAGGAACAAGACTGTTAAAGTTCTCAAGGAGAGTCTCGGTGCTGAGTGCTATGCTGAGATAGCAAAAAAGACGAGAATAACCAGGTTCACTACTGCTGCTGCCAAAGCAAATCTTGGCAGCACTCGTGGTCCCATGTCTGATGATACAAAGTCTAAGATATCCAAGGGAAATTCTGGGAAGATCAGAAACGAGACGACAAAACAAAAAATCTCACTTTCACTTAGAGAACGCATCGCTACGCAAGGTCCCTTGAGAACCAAAGAGTCATATCTCAGAGGAGCATCTCTCGCAAAAGAAACCAAGATCAAGAGTGGTGTCTATAAGTCTTTTTCTGAAAAGATGAAAGGCAGAAAAAGGGTCTCACACTCAGCTGAGACGAAAGAAAAGATGAGTCTCTCTAGAAAGAGGTTCTATGTGAGAGGTGGTCAAAATTGGAACTTGGGGAAGAAACACTCAGACGCTTCAAAAGTGCTTATGTCACACGCTGCAAAGAAAATGTGGGAACGTGGAGCGTTTGATAGTGGGAATGGTTTGTGGAGAAGCAAACTAGAAATGAAAGTTTTTGATGAGATCTCCTCTCGCTACAAGTGCAGACACTCTTACAGGGTCTTGGGAAGAGTTTATGACATCTTCATAGAAGAGCTCAATCTTCTCATTGAGGTCAATGGCGACTACTGGCACCTCAATCCCTCAATCTATGAAGCAGATCACTACGACAAGCACAGAGGAGTGGAAGCCTCCGAGATTTGGGAGAGAGACTCTGCGAAGCTTGAACTTGCAAAATCTCGTGGGTATAATATCGATGTGATATGGCAGTATGATCTAACTTTTGACTTTCACGGAGCAATCGAGAATGTCATTTCAAGATATAGAGGAGGTGACCATCAACGAGAGGCCAGTGCTTCTACTTGATGGTCTTTAGTTCAACCTCTTCATTCGTAACTTCACTGCCAACCCTCTCATGGCGGATGGAAACCACGTTGGAGGAATTGTAGGGTTCTTGCAGTCTCTCGGCGCACTGATGTGGAGATTGAGACCAACAGAGTGCGTCATCGTATGGGAAGGTGGTGGTTCTCTCAGGAGGAGGGCCATCTACCCGGAGTACAAGAGCAGGCGAAAGCCCGTGAAGCTCAATAGGTTCCACGAAGGTGACATACCTGACACAGTGGAGAATAGGAACTGGCAAGTCAAGTCTCTCATAGCCTGTCTCAAGTGTCTTCCAATCAGACAGATCTATATCTCTGACTGTGAGGCTGACGATGTTATTGGGTATCTCGCAAAGTATCACTACTCAGACAAGCGCGTGAAGATAGTTTCTTCGGATCACGACTACCTCCAGCTTGTCAGTGATAGGGTTACAGTCTGGTCTCCTACCCTAAAAGATGACGTTGACGTAGAGTGGGTGAAAGGAAGGTACGGAGTAATGCCCAGAAACCTTTGCGTAGCCAGGTGCTTCTCAGGAGACTCTTCTGACTCCCTGCCTGGCCTGAAGGGGCTCGGTTTCAAGACACTCCTCAAGAGATTCCCTGCACTTGCTGAAGACAGGGATGTCACGGTGGAAGAGATAGTAGAAGCTGCAAAATCTCATCCCCACAGAAATAGAGTGAAAGTCATACAGGAAATAGTTGACCACTCTGAGATAGCACTGAGAAACTGGAGGCTGATGCACCTCGATATCTCGAATCTTAGTGGTTCACAGCTTGGCAAGTTGCAGTCTTCCTACGAGATTAGCCTGCCTCACGCAAACAAATTTGAGCTTACTCGCACGCTGGTCAGGTGCGGTGTAAAAACGTTCGACATTGATAGATTCTACTTACAAGTCACAGCAAACATCGGGAAGTCATAATGAGTGAGAACGAAGCCCTCTTCAAGTCGTATGGAAAGCACTTCCAGGAGGGAATCTTTGCGGGTCTGTTGACAGATCATACATGGGCTGCTCAGATCTCTGAGGTGATGCAGCCTGATTATTTCGATCTACGCTATCTCGCATACCTCAGCGACAAGTACTTCAAGTACCACCAGAAGTATCGCTGTTTCCCAACGATGCAGCTCCTCATCTCCATCATCAAGGATGAGCTCAAGGCCGACAACAACGCAGTCCTCCGAGAACAGGTGGTAGAGTTCCTCAGTCGTCTGCGCTCTAATCCCAGCACTGGTGACCTTGAGTACATCAAGGAGAAGAGCCTTGACTTCTGCCGAAAGCAGGCAATGAAGGAGGCGCTTGAGAAGTCGGTTGAGCTAATCTCCCAGGACAAGTACGACGCTGTCTTGGACACTATGAAACAGGCAGTCTCAGTCGGTCTTCCCACTTCTGTCGGTCATGACTTCTTTGAGGATGCAGAGGCGAGGTTTGTGAAGATCAACCGTCTTGCTTGTCCCACTGGAATTGATGAGATTGACGAGAAGACAGTTCTCAACGGTGGTCTCGGCAAGGGTGAACTCGGTGTGATTGCTGCGAACACTGGCGTTGGAAAGAGCCACATGCTGGTTCAGCTCGGTGCCCATGCACTACGTCTCGGTAAGAATGTCCTGCACTACACGTTCGAGCTGACTGAGACTGCTGTAGGGATTCGTTACGACTCCAACCTCACCAACATTCCTTCGAACGAGGTGCAAGACGCCAAGCAGGAGGTCATGCAGAAGTACTCAGAGATGGAGATGGGAAGGCTCATCATCAAGGAGTACCCGACAGGAAGCTGTTCTGTGGCGACAATCAGAAACCACCTCGAGAAGTTGGCGCTACGGGGATTCGTGCCTAACGTGATAATCATTGACTACGCAGACATCATGCGATCCAGTCGTGAGTACGATGCTCTCCGCCTCGAACTGAAGCTTATCTACGAGGATCTTCGCAACCTCGCCATGGAGAGGGCCATCCCAATCTGGACTGCTTCACAGGCCAACCGTGACTCTTCCAATTCTGACATCGTAGGGCTTGAGAACATGTCAGAGTCTTACGGCAAGGCAATGGTTGCTGACGTTGTCCTCTCACTTTCTCGAAAGCCAACTGAGAAGGCGACAGGCCAGGGTAGACTATTTGTCGCAAAAAATCGCGCAGGAAGGGATGGAATACTCTTCCCTGTTCACATTGACACTGCACGTTCTAAGATTCGAATCTTGGATGAGAACAGCTTGACACTGTCTGAGAGTCTTCAGCAGGACGAAAGTGATCGCAAGAAAGTTCTCAAAGAGAAGTGGAACCAAGTAATGGGAGCAAAGTAGATGAGAAACAATGAGCAGATACAGAAGGGACTGAGTGACTACTTCGGAGGTGACGAACTAGCTCCAGACGTCTTCATGAAGTATGCGCTTCGTGACTCTAATGACAATCTGATGGAAACTCTTCCTGACCAGATGCACCGTCGTCTTGCGAGAGAGTTTGCTCGTATTGAGGCAAAGTATCCCAATCCGATGAGTGAGGATGAGATCTACGACCTCCTGAAGGACTTCAAGGACGTTGTCCCGCAGGGTTCTCCAATGTCTGGCATTGGAAACTATTACCAGCTTCAGAGCCTCTCCAACTGTTTCGTTGTGGACCAGCCACACGACTCGTACGGTGGCATTCTCTTCACGGACCAGGAACAGGTCCAGATCATGAAGAGGCGTGGTGGAGTTGGATTCGACGTCTCCACAATTCGTCCAAAAGGCCAGCCAACCACTAACGCTGCCCGAACCACCGACGGTATCGGCGTCTTCATGGAGAGGTTCTCCAACTCCACCCGTGAGGTCGCACAGGGTGGACGTCGCGGTGCACTCATGCTTACGATCGACTGTCGTCATCCTGAGATTGAGGCATTC